GACACGATACTCACGCTCAACGGAGCGCCGATCGGGTCCAGGGAGAACATCATCACCATCACGGGCAAGTCGAAGTCGCGCAAGACCGTCGTGGCCAGCGCCATCGCGACCAGCATGTTCTCGGAGAGCGGTTTCCTGGGCTTCAGCTCCGACCTTGCCGACGATGCCAGGATACTCCACATCGATACTGAGCAGGGCTACAAGCATTATTACCATTCTGTTGAAAGGATCTTCCGCGATGCCGCCGTGCCCCATTCCGACCGCTTCGTATCCATCCATACCCGTGATGCCGATATCCCCATGCGCCTCGAGCTCATCGACCATCTGGTGGAGACGGTCAAACCGGCCGTGCTGATCGTCGATGGCCTCACCGATCTTGTCTATGACATCAACGACCAGGCTGAGGCGACGAAGATAGGCGAGAGGTTCCTGCGCCTGAGCTCCATCCATAAACTACTGGTGATCGGGGTCATCCATACAACCAAGACCACGGGCTTCATGACGGGCGCGATAGGGACGATCTTCGAGAAGAAGTCGGAGACGGTGATAAAGGTGGAGCTGATGGACGGTGAGCCGATGGTATCCAACATCTCGTGCCAGTTCAGCCGCAACAGGCCGTTCGAGACGTTCAGCATAGAGGCGGATGAAAACGGCAACTATTCGGTGCTTGATGAGGCAAAAGTGATCAAGAACGACGAAAAACCGTTCGATTTCTACACGAAAGAGCAGCATCTCGACTTCCTGCTGCGCATTTTCGACAAAAAGACGTCGATTTCGCGAGAAAAGATAGCGGGTTTGATCAAAAAGCACGCGGATTCGGCACTAGGCAATCATATTTCGCGCACAAATGCAGCAAAATGGCTCGAAAGATACATACTTGACATGACGCTTGTCGATGCGCCAGGCGGGCTAGCTGTGGCGTTCAAGCCAGTGAAGCCACTGCACGATGTTCAACTTAAGCTTGAATCGGATACAGAAAAAGACGATGTACCGTTTTGATTTATCATCGGATTTATGATAAATTGCTATCGCTAGTACCGTGAAAACAAAAACATCAAAAGCAATCCGGCCCCTTCATAGCGTCCTTTGATCCATTCGGATTAGCGGGCTAGCCGTTATGTTGGGCGCCGGTAACTTTTTTATGAAAACCCTTAAATTGGTTGAATTGGTCAGTTATCGCAAAAAGATACTCCATGAATCTGTTTTGCAGGCCTGGGAGAATAATAAAGGCCGTTTTTATATCGAGTTGAGTTATTCCGATGAATATGATTGCGATAAAAAATTCATAACCCTGGATGAGGGTGATGCGCAGGCTTTGATTTGGGAGTTACAACGATACCTGAATTCCCGTTCGTTTATCGGCGTTTCGGAGGGCGCAAACCCAAATGAGAACTAACTTCCTTCAATTGGAGAGATCGTTCTTCAGCCATGCCAAGACTGAGTTCCTGATCGAATCACATGGGATACCAGGGGCATATTGTCTCCTCTATATCTGGTCTGAGATGATGCACCGGGACGGGGCATTCGACCCCTCAAGCGATCTGGATATACTGGGGGCCGCAAAGCGGGCAATGATAACGATGGATGAAGTAAGGGCCATCATAAACACATGCATAAAAATCAATCTGCTGACGCGGGAGAAAAAGAGCGGATTCCTTATAAAGGACCGTATCGACAATGCCCTTGATGCGCTAGAGGACCTTTCCGCAAAACGCAGTAAAGCGGGCAAAGAGGGGGTAATAGCCAAACGCGAAAAGAAGCAAAAATTAGCAAATGAATTGCTTTTGCTTAAGCAAAATGAAAGCAATAGCTTAAGTGGTGATGAAGCAAACACTAAGCTATTAACTAATGAATTAACTAACAAAGTAAGTAATGGAACTACCGAAGGTAGTAGTTCCATTACGGGTGTACCCAGCAACGGTTCCACCAATTCGGACAGGCTTACGGACCTATGGGTCCGCCTGTCCTCAAAGGTGAACCTTAATGCAGAACAGGCGAAAGAACTGGGCGATGCCGCGAAGAAGGAAATCGCATTGATCGAAGGCAGCCCGCACCGGAAAAAAATATGGGCACTGATCGGCGATGCGCTGGAAAAAATACCCGCGGACTTCACGCCCGACAGCATCGTCGGGTCGCTGGAGTACTACCGCGAGGACGGCGAAGGCAAACTCGAACCGGGTTACGAAGAACCCGAACAACCAAAACCCGAAACCACATGAAACAGCTCACGCAGGAACAACTCGCATCGCTTGGCAAGATCGCCAAACAGGTCAAGGGCGATTACAAGTCGCTGTCGATCGAGGACACGCTCAACCGAATCCATTTCATCACCAACCGCGACTACGCGAAATGCATCGACGGGCTCAGGCTGATGCTGCACGAGAAGCTCATCGCAGCGACGTTCGTGACGGGACTTGAGAAGCTCGACGCGATGGCCAAGGCGGTCGACCGTGCCATGCCGCTGATCGTCGCATCCGATGCGAAGCTGGTGAAGGCAACGGAGGTCAGCGATGCACCGACCGATGACACGGAAGACTGGGATGTGCATCTGATCGTGCCATCGCCGAAGCAATCGATCGTGTGTGAAACAACCGTGCTCTCCGCACCTTCCCAGCAGCAACGCAGACCGCCCGACCTTTCGCATGTCGATGCGAACTTCTGAAGCCATGGCAACACAGCGCCCGATGAGGAAAATATTTTCTAACTTTGCCCCTGACCGTCCATGCGACAGACGGGCGAAATGAAAAACAACGCTGACGATGCGAAGAGGAAACGCGGGGCCAAGCGCGTCACGAAACAACAGCTCGAATGGCTCGGCTACCTGCTCGAGGGGATGCCGGCACTGCAAGCGGGCAAGAAGATCGGCCTGAGCTCCAGGGCAGCGAAAAAATCATCGATGTGGATACAGACGACGCGCGAGAAATCATCCAAACCGTACCTCTGGGACATCTGGCGCAAGGCGGTAGACGAGAACCTGAGAATCTTCGAGGCGAAGACCGAGACCATCATGCGCGAACTGTGCCTCATCGCGTTCTCTTCGATCGATCGGTTCGTCGAACTTCCTTCGCGCGAGAAGTCACTGGAGTTCGAAGCCAGGCGCAAGGAGCTAGTCAACGGCCATGAGTCAGTCAATCCGTACGAAACAATTCGGGTAAAGTACATCGAGGACATCCCGAAGGAGCTCATACCGTCGATCGCATCGATACGCGAGACGAAGGAAGGCATCGAGGTGAAGCTGCACTCGAAGATGGACGCGCTCGACAAGCTAGCCCGCATCACGAAACTTTTCAACCAGGAGCCCACGGACGAGGTGCCTTTCGGCGGCGAGATCAACATCTACGTGAAGGGCACAAAGTCGCCGCTGCTTGTGTCGATCACCGAGCAGGCGAAACAGCTGCCGTCATAGGGGAAATCGGGGTCATTTGGAAAATCCGGAAACGCGTTTTACATTTGCTTGCACCAAAACGAAAAACGACATGGACTTCGAGAAACAACCAAAGGCAGGAGATGTTTTCCAAACAGATCAGTTCTTCACCGATGCGGCCGGTGTCGTCCATTCCGTCTGGTGCAAGATCCTCTCGATCGTTGCCTTCCCGAACGCGACCACGGGCAGCACCGCGCACGGCATCGCGGCCATCAACCTCGAGGCCGGCTTCAACGTGCGCAAGGTGAACGCGAGGCTCATCACGCCCCCGACCGTCACCGCGCTCGATGCGAGCAAGTTCTCCTTCACCCTTGACGCGACCAACCTGAACATCACCGACACGGTGGACTACCACCTGTACACCGGTGAGGTCTGGCTCGAATATGTGCCTGTCTAAGGCGCAACCGGGGGAATCCTGGGCCGTTGGCATAAGTCGCGCAAGCGATGGACAGCGACCGCAGGACAACAGGCCCACGACCTGAATCCTCCACAACATCAAAGCGAGTGCGAAAAGCTAAAAGATGATTCCTTCCGACAAAAGCTAGCATCGGAAGCCCAAACGAAAAAGCGAGGACGTGATGCCGTCAAGAACCAGTCTCAACAAGGCTGGTTTTTTATTTGAAAATAATTCCCGCCCATCGTTTGCTTATATCGAATCTTTTCGCGTGGTTTGGATTGTCAATCCGTGTAGTGTGAACGGCAGCACGGCGCTTGAATAGCGCGGTACGGGTCCAAATCCCGTCACGGATTCAATTTAATTTCAACCCACATGGAAGACATAAAACTCATTCTCAAAAACGTAGGCTGCACCAAAGAAGAGATCGAGGTTTCGATCCAGGCGATCACCAACATCAATGGTGACCATATCGAAATCTATCGCCATATCAATGCCTTATGCAAGGCGCAGGACGACCTGGCACATACGAAATCACTGATCAAACAACTAGGCTTCACGCAAGAGCCATCCAAGCGCCCGCACAAGCGCAAGGAGCCAAAGCAGTCACTACTGGACAAGTCGGGCGTGAATGCAGCGAGCGAATCACTCAAGGAACAACGACAGCCCAGCGCTGCCGTCATCGCGGTCGACGAACTGCTGGGCGAACATGGTCGCACCGCACTCAATGTCAAGCCAGTCAAGAAGCCCAGCAAGCGCAGGAAGGAATCGGGCGACGAGCTCACGGGCGCGGTGAAGGCGAACAACCTGACGATCGATCTCTGATATGCCCGAGATCCTCAACACCCCGATCATGGAGCTCTCGTCGCTCAAGCTCTGCATCCGCAACTACCGCGCATGCATAACCAAGCTGGGCAACGCACGCAGCCCGCAGCAGAAGAGCTACTGGTCGAGCGCATGCCAGCGCTGGGACCTTGACATCGCTCGCATCCTGGCCAACTCGCCGAAGCCGTTGCAGACCGTGCAGACGCTCATCGATGAGTTCACCGCCAACATCAACACGTTGCGCAAGGAGGTCAACCCTATCATCTGCGATGATATCCTGTACCGCTTCGATGCGATCGTGAAGACCCTCATTGCCGATGAGGCTCAGAGGGAAGTCGTTAGGAACAAGGGCTTAACGATAAATCGATCATGAGAACGGAATGGGTTTCCGATGAGCACCCGATCAGGGATATCATCGTCTTGATACCGGCATTGGCGTTGTTCGTCTGGATATCGACATTGTGAACATGAGACTGAACGCAAAACAGATATTCGCAATAATAATTTTGGCGATATCACTGGTGTCGCTGATAATTTTGGCGATATCACTGGTGTCGCTGATAATCGCAATATTGAAATGACCAACCCCAACTTCACCGAATCGAACCTGAGATCGCTGCTGGAGGCGATACAGTCGAGGGCAATAACCTTTGCTGCTCAATTGAAATCTGAGAAGCCCAACCAACTCAGGAATCTTGGCCCTGATGGCAATGTCGGCTACAGTAGACCCATCTATCTCCGCTTCGACATCGACGACGATCCATCTAAGGCCTACCGCATGAGCTTTATACTGAACGAGTATGGCATCAACGGGACTTTCTTTGTTTTGAACACGGCGAAGTATTGGAACATGGATGTGTTTCTGAATAGCCGTGAATCATTGTTCGAGGTGCTGAGACAGATGCAATCCAAAGGCCACGAGATTGGATGGCACAACAATGCACTCGCACAATTCGCATCACTGCATCAACCAGCTAAATGGTATAACGGATGGATAACTGAGCCATTGCAACTTCTGCGTGCCCACGATCTCCGCATCACAGGCTCCGCTTCCCACGGCGACCCGCTCTGCCGCAAGCTAGGCTTCATCAACTACGAAATCTTCGAGGAGTGCGAGCGCACTTCGGAAGCGGAAGGCTTCCCTCCGCCATCGTTCGACTGGCCGCGCCTGAAGATGGCGGATTTCGGGCTGGAGTATGAGGCCTACCACGTGCCCTACGATATTTACCTGAGCGAGAGCGGGGGAAGATCCTGGACCTTGCGAAGGACCAGTGAAAAGGCCGTCGTCTGGGACGGGCAATATCAACTCGAAAGGCTTTTGAAGGAGCACGACAGAATACAGATTTTGATCCACCCACAACATTGGCAAATATGAAAACACAAAAAGTAATTATCAAAAAGGACGAAACAAATCCTGAGCCTATCGAGATAATAGCAAAATCGATCTTGGATATTGCGGAAGGAATGAAAAAACTCAATTCCACAAGGCTGAATCGTGAGGCGTTGGTTACATTGATATGGGACAATTCACATGTGCCCAAAAAAGAAATCCGAATCGTGCTGAACAACCTCGAGGTGCTTGAATCATTGTTCCTGAAGAAAAAATTATGAAAGGCAGACCAATCGCAAAATTAAAGGAAGGTGTGTCGCACGCGATCATGCCGATAAACGGCGAGGTATATGTCCGGACAGAAACGCTTGAAAAAATTGGCGCAATCAATCCTTAAGGCCATCAAATGACCATCGCCCAGCTCGCCACCATCCCCGAACGCGCATCGATCATCGAGCACGTTGTTGCATCGCTAATAGAACAGGTCGACCGCATACATCTCAATGTTGCCGTTGCGGTCGACGACCTGATCGCGCGCGACGATGAGGCTGACAAATTCAGCTACAACATCAAGAAATGGATGAAGCACCCGAAGATCAAGCTTGCCTTCCATGACAACTCGCTCCAGGACGGGGCCAAGTTCATCAACGCGCCCACCGAACCGGGGCATTACGTGCTGGTTGTCGACGACGATATCAGCTATCCGCAGAACTTCGCCAAGGAGATGGCGAAACTCCTGCACGACCCGTTCAAGGACCGCGCGATACTGAGCTGCATGGGCAAGGTGCTGGCCCCGAGGCCGATCAAAAGCTACTTCAGGGACGAAATCCTATGCTGCAAGACGTTCGAGGAGCAGAAGGCGCTCTATGCGGTCGAGATACCGGGCACCTGCGCGATGATATATCATACCGACCATTGCATCATCACCGCCGAGGATATGAAGTCGCCCAACGCGGACATCTGCGTGGGCGCGTGGGCCAAACGCAACGGCAAGCGGTGCTACGTGATACCGCACGGGGCGCAATGGCTGAAGGATTTGACCTATTTATTGCCGAAGGGCTCGCCCAACATGTTCGACAGGTACAAGGACAACGATGGAGAATTGACGGGGTTTATTAATGCTAATCTATGATGGCATTGCTGTCGTTCATGCTGCTGTGCTCATTGATAGGCGTTACCGGCTGGCTGCTGGATAAGTTTTATTTCAGCAAAAAGAAGCGATGACGGTTGATTGTATCGAAAAGATTCTATAAGTTTATACCATGGATTCAAAAGATTTCAAACAGGCCAATGTGACGCTGGGCGCTGGCAACAATCCCAATACAAGGCCGCTCAGAATAGCCCTTTGCAGCAATGCACAGATGCCCGATTACAAACAAGGGTTTCTTGTGAGCAAATGGGAAATGGGGCCAGAGGAAAAATATTTCTATAAGCAGAAACTTTTAGCCGTTTTAGCGGAAGGCCACGGAAATATCAAATGGACATTGTTTCCTGAAGAGTTAGCTGATAAAATAATTGAAACGCTTCCTCCTGTTTTTCTATCATGTATGCATTCCATGAGCCCGGTAATGGTATTGCAGTATCCAGAATCATGGATTTTTGATGGAACATTCTTGAACCCAGACCAGGATGCTGCTGATAAGGTGAATTCCAAACGCGTCAGTGACAACTAATGATCCCCGTCAACCTCATCCCCCACTCCAATTGCCGCGAATATGTCGCCTGGCACAACTACATGCTGGACGCGAAGGAGAGTGCGGTGCTAATGGTGCCGGATAAGTATCCACACGACTGGCATAAACACATTGAGCATCTCATACTGACCCCCAACAAACGCAACGAGCTCCGCAGGTCGATCAAGTACGGTTATTCGTCGCGCGAGATCACCTGGGCCGAGCGCACGAACTATCTTGCCGACATCCATCAGATCAATACATCCAAGCACATGCGCCAGAACAAGAGCATGGGCGAGGAGTACCTGAAGTTCCCGAAAGAGATCACGGGCGGCAAGACCTGCGAGCACCATTACGGTACGTTCATAGGTTGCTTCGACAAGGACGGAAGATTGAGAGCCTACATCACCACGAACTTCTGCGGCGAAATGGCAGCGGCATCGCAGATCCTGGGGCACGGTGAATATCTCTGCGACCACATCATGGTGAACATCTGGCACGAGTTCGTGCGCATCTGCATAGAGCGCGGGATCAAATACATAGTCTATTCGCGCTGGGACGACGGCTGGGAGGGATTGAGGCTATGGAAGAAGTCGGTGGGCATGAGGGCGGAGGTTTTGACGGAGAAGGTATGAGAATGGGCGAAGCGATAAATATGGGCGCCCCAATAGATGCCATTTATAAAACATCATGGGGCAGATACATTGATCTATCAAGAATCAATTCAATCTCCGAATGCGACGATGGATTCACCATAGATATGCAACTACAGGATAAACCATTATCTATCATGCTATGGGACTATGCAATTATGAGGCTGTATAAAAAGGGATGCGTTCCAGGCATTGAATTCATGATAAGTTTGCAAAAAGAAATCGTTGATGCATGGACAGCATATAAACAGCAGAACAAATGAGCAGGGAAGAGATCGAAAAACGCGCGGAGGAGTTCTCGAGGCAGATATCGATGCTCAGGCCCGGGTTCATCTGGTGCGTGTGCTGCCATAGAAAGAACTGCGTCTACAACGAATCGTGCATAGGGTGCGGGTTGGATTTTGTGAACAAACTACCGAAGTTATGGCTGAACTAATGATCAGAGTTGAGATAGAAAAAATCAATGGCAAATCCCTTGACGGTCTAATTTTTCCCATGCCTGTTTTGACAGGCATGACCATTAGAGGCATTCACTATACCGTCAAATGGTCCTTGAAAATTATTAAATGGCGTATTCATCTTTTGCTCAAGGATTCATGACCACCCTCTGGTTCTTCAAGCGCCTCAAGTCGCATCCGGGATACCTGATGTGCTCGGACCGCACGATCTACAACAAGCGCAATGCCAAGCCTCTTACCAGCCATCCGAACAGGCAGGGCGTGGCAAGGGCGCAGCTCGTTGACAAACCCAACCGCAAGCGCGTGATGAGATCGTTCGAATATCTTTTCAGGGTGACGTTCATGAGACCGCTGCCGCAGACTGTACAACAAGAAACCGATTGCCCATTTTGATATGACCACACAAGAACAGATGACCGTCGAGGCGCGCACTCTCTACGCGAAATGGAAGAACAATAAGCCTGTGCCGATGGTAGAGATGAAGCGCGTGCTGAACTATTGGGAAGGCAGGCATTCGATCGTGCACACAATCGAGATCGGGAATGTGTTCTCCAAGATGAAACTGCTTTACAATTTGAGCAATTCGGATTGATTAACTTCAGGCGATGGATCTACAGGTATCACCGGTCTTCTATGCCAATGCCGCCTCCAATAAACGCTATGTCGTCAACCAAGGAGGCATGCGCAGCGGCAAAACCTACTCCATCCTACAGAACATAATCATAAAATACATTCTCAAGAACAAGGGTCTTGTGATCGACATCGCGCGCAAGACGCAGGCCGAGCTACGCGATAGCGTGATGCGCGACTTCTTCAAGATACTCGAATCGTTCGAGGGCGGAATACGGATGCCCAACCAGACCAAGACGGGACTGCAATATCGCATCAACGGCAATACCGTTTCGTTCATAGGGATCGACAAACCGCAGAAGAAACGCGGGCCGCAGCGCGATATCCTTTTCGTGAACGAGGCCAACGGCATCACATTGGACGACTGGATACAACTGGCCGGCAGGACATCGGGCCAGATTTACATCGACTATAATCCCTCCGAATATTTCTGGGTCAACGAACAGATCCTGGAGAAGGACTCATCGAAGTTCGATCTGATCAGATCCACTTACTTGGACAATTACGACTTCCTTGAGCAATGGCAGATCGATGAGATAGAAAACCTCATCAATATCGATGAATATTATTACCGCGTCTACGTGCTTGGCGAGCTCGCGATAATGAAGGGGAAAATCTACAACAACTACAAACTGATAGAGCCTTCCGAGTACGATGAATTATTTGAGGACGAGCGCATCTACGGTCTCGACTTCGGCTACGAGCATGCCACTTCTTTGATGGAGATCAAGATTTCAGCCGAGCAGGTATATGAGCGCGAGGTCTACCACGAGACGCACAAACTGGACGACGACCTGGTGCGATGGATGCTGGAGCACAACATCAGCCAGACCAATCCGATCTATGCAGACCATGCATACCCTGCCTCGATCAGGAAACTGCGCGATGCGGGCTTCAACGTCCACTTCGCTAAGAAGGACGTGCGCGACGGCATAAGATTCTGCCAGGCGTTGAAGCGCAACATCTGCAAGTCATCAACGCATTATATCAAGGCGATCAACCAATACAAGTTCAAGCAGACAGCCGATGGATTGGTGATAGAGGAGCCCGTGAAGATCAACGATGACCCGCTTGACAGCATGAGATACGCAGAGTTCACGCATTTGAGGAAGAAGGTGATGAGTTTTGCTTAAAAGATGCCCTCTCGGAATAATCAACCGAGGCTTACAGCGCGTTTAGCAAAAACTAATTGGTGATCAATCCAAAAAATATTTTTACTAAGGTGGTTCAAGTGGACTATCGTTCTTATTAAACTAAGGGCACCGCGATATACCGAATCTTTTCGACTTTTGCAAATCCCCGCAAACGTTTCTACATTTGGATATCTAAAAACAAGACACCATGCAAACGATTTGCCCAGTTCCAACTTCCCTCCAGACAGTGCAGAACCCGGGATGCCCCGAGAACATCGGGCAGATCCAGAAGATAATCTTCCAGCGCGCGAGCGCCAACTACGTTTTCGACTCCACCGCCGGCAAGGACATCAAGCTGCTGGCCACATGGACCGCACTGTTGGCAGCGTCCGACAACACGAAGGTCGTGATCGCGCCCAACTGCAACGGGGTCACGATCAGCGCACCGACCCCCATCACCACGGGCGGCAACGACAACTCCACGCTCAACGGCCGCAAGCTCAACACGGGCTTCAGCGCGGTCGAGGTAAAAGGCCAGTTCCGCTCCATGCCATCGGAGATCATCGCGCAGCTCAAGCTATTGCAATACGGTGAGGACCTTACCTGGATCGGCGTGAACCAGTTCGGGCAGTTCGTGGCACGCGACATCTATCCGGGCCATCCCGGCACCAACCTTACCGGCTTCCCGCTCTATTCGCTGTTCTTCGGCGATGCGGGCAACGATGGTTATGCGAAGGACGACATGGCCGACTTTGCTTTCGGCATGGACTACGACTGGCGTTCGTTCATCGCGCAGAACTCAGCGGGCGTGATCACATCGCAGTACCAGTTGATCCTGGTGCGCCCCACCGACTTCAATGCATTGACAGGGTTGAAGGCGGTTCAGGAGACATAAGATGACCGTTGTCATATTGAAAAACCTTTCGACGGGACGGCTACAACCGTTCCGTTTTGATGTAGCGGTGAAACTGTTTAAATTTGAAAGGCAGCAGCTCAAGGTGAAATGCTGGGACTTACCGGAGGACTCAAACTTTATTTACACTGATGGCAAGCTTATCCGTAAGCCAAGCGATAGAACTGATAAAAAACCCGAAGAACAATAGGGAGATAGTCAGGGCGAGATTGAAAAGGGATCGCCACCGCCTGCACACCGAGCCCGAGACCGAATGCGACGATACTTTCCACTGGTCGCGCCACCATGTGAGGTTTTTGGATTGGGTCAAACGCATCCTCAAGAGCGACGACAACTACCAGAGATTCTATGAACTCTATCGGCCTCCGATCGCGACCAACGAGCTGGTCGACATGATCTTCTCGCAATACCAGAAAGTGTTCCAATCGGAGAACAAATACGAGAAGTTCAATTTCACCGATGCCGATCTCAACTCCGATGCTGAGGCATATCGCAAGACCATAGGCGACTTCCACTTCTGGGAGACGCAAGGCTTCGAGCACATGAAGGACTCGATCGACGACATCCTCATCGTGGACATGCCGCGCTATGATCCCAACGGTGAGCCGACTGACGACCCCGATGCCGATGACAACTATCCGCAGCCGTATTACTATTTCCTCGACATCGAGAACGTGATCGACATACAGAACACGCGCGTGAAGGCCGTGGACTACGGCAACGAGGAGTCGTTCTTCTTCAAGACGGAATATGTGATCTTCTGGGAGGACAAGCAGACGATCTGCGTGTTCGATGATAACTTCTATCGCACGTTCACAAAGACCGATGGCAGCGATCCGAAACTATTGAAAGAAGTGCCGCACGACCTGGGCTATTGCCCTGCACGTTCGTTCTGGACGACACCGCTGAACAACCGCACGAACATACTGAAGCGCGGGCCGATCACGGTGAGCATCTCGCGCCTGGATTATTACGAGTTCAAGGACATCTCCGCGCAGATATTGAAGCTCTATGCTTCCTATCCGATCTATGCGGTCTACAAGGGGATCTGCAACTATAAAGATCCTATCAACAAGACCAGGTGCATCGATGGCTTCCTTGTGGGCGAGCAAGGGAACGCGCAATATCCCGAGAAAGGCAACCAGCGCTGCCCGAAGTGCACGAACAAGATGAAAGTGGGATGGGGCAACATACTCGAGCTGCAGGCACCGCAGAACAACGATGACCCCGACCTGTTGAAGAACCCGGTGAAGGTGATCCCGGCCGAGAAGGAATCCGTGGAGATCGCGACCAACGAGCTCGATTGCCTATGGGACGATATCTTCAAGGCATGTGTGGGCGGCGACATCGAGGAGGACAAGAACCAGGCCAAGAACGAGGACCAGATCGCAGCGGGCTTCGAGAGCAAGACCGCCAAGCTGCTCTGGGTGAAAAAGAACTTCGAGGCGATCCATTCGTTCGCGCTCGATACCGTGTTCCGGCTGCGCTACGGCGATCAGTACATTTCTGGCACGATCGATTATGGCGACGTGTTCTTCCAGAAGGACGAGAAGACCGCGATGGACGAATACGTCAAGGCAAAGACTCAACAGTTGCCGGCCTTCGACTTGGCGATCAGAAGGGACAAGCTCAACGAGACACGCTACCGCAACAACCCGGACATGGTCTATCGATTGGAGATACTCAAGAACCTGGACCCGTTCCCAGACGATGATATCGTTTCCATCTCCGAGACGTTCTCCGTTATGCCCGATCTGATCGACCCGATCGACCTTTGCGTGAAGGCCAACTTCAACAGGTTTGTCTCAAGGTTCGAACGCGAGCAGGCGACAGTATTGCTTTTCGGTGCATCCCTCAATTTCGACGTGAAGATCAAGACCATCTATGCGATGCTCCAGCAATACGCGGTGGAATATCTGACCCAGCGCAAGGTGAACGCGGCCGCATATCCGATCGCACCGCCTGCATTGCCGCCGGCTCCGCCGAAGGCAGCATCCGGTGCACCGGTCGCCTGATTGGCCATATCAAATATTTTCGTACCTTTAATCAAATAATCCATTTATGACCCCCAGCAAATCACGAGACGAGAAACAGATGATCCAGCAGGACCAGATCGCAGCGATGCGAGAGGCCCAGATGGAAGGCATGGACAGGTTGCCGACAGTCGAGGCGAACCGAAACCCGAAGTATAAGATCAGGGCCGATGAGGCCAACGGCTATGTGCACCTGTACGTTGCCAACAAGCACTACCAGAGCACGACCAAGGAGATCCAACTGGAGGAGCGCATCATCATGATCCACAAGGCGCAGTTCCAGCAGAAGATCGACGAGAAATATTTTGCGCCCTACGACATCGTGGAGGTGATCCATGACCCGCGCCAGAACGCACCGAAGACCTATGAACTGGGCCAGAAGGAAGGCCAGGTGAAGATCGCCGAGCCCAAACCGAGTCCCAACGCGGAGCTCAACGAACGCGTGAAGGCACTAAAGGCAAAAGAGCAGGAGCTCATCGACAAGCAGACGGAGCTCGAACAGCGCGAGGCCAAACTGGCTCAATTGGAATCGGCCATACCCGAATCACTCACTAAGACCAAACAACCCAATCCTTAATCCATGCCAATCGACAAAGCGGAGCTCGCAACCGAGCTCGACAAAAACCCGGAGATAGTTACCGTTGCCGTTGAGGCATTGAACAAGAAAGGCTATTCGGTCTACGACAAGGCCAAGCACGACGAGTTCGTCTCCAACCTGCGCAAAGACACCATTGAGAAGGAACTGCCGAAGGAGATCGACAAGAAGATCGCCGAAGTACACAATCGTTACGATCAGGACATCGAATCGACGCTGGGTATCAAGAAGGATGCCAATGAGAAGAGCTACGATTACCTGAAGCGCGCGGCCACGGCCAAACTCACCGATCTGAACACGAAGATCGAAGGCTATGAAAAGACCATCCGCGAGAAGGGCGATCCATCGGGCATATTGCAAAAGAAAATCGAAGCTGCCGAGGAAAAAGCAAGGCTTGCGATCGAGGAGCGCGACAAAAAAATAGCGGACCTCAGCAAGGAGAACTCGACCGCATTGAAATCCATCACTTTGAACAGCGCCTTTGCCGAGTTCTCAAAAACATTCGTGAAGACATTGCCGCCTATGTTCGAACGGACGAAAAAAATAATCCTTGACGAACTTCTTGCATCATCCGTGCTTAAGGATGGTAAACTTTACGCGGGAGACGGCACCGGTGGAATCAAGAAAGACTCAACGTTCAAAGAAATCCCTATTGAGGATCTATTCAAAACTGAGTTCAAGGACGTGATCGATGTGAAGCGCGAGAAATCAGGTGCCGGCTCAGGCCAGGGCGGTGGCAATCCGCAGGGCGATGTCGATCCCGCGCAGTTCACCGTCGACAATTTCAACATGCCCGATGTGAAGACACAGCAGGAGGTCACGGAAGCATTGCTGAAGGCAGGTGTACCCAAAGGCAGCAAGGCATTCAAGGAGATATTCCAGAAGTATGCATTGGGGATCACGCATGACGACAAGGGCAAACAAAAGCAAACTGGCAAGGCATTGCCTTTGGGAGTATAAGCTTGCGATGGTAATTAGTTTGTGGGGTAGACAGCGCTCGAAAGGCGCTGTTTGCTTTTCACCGATCCTTCGTTTACATTTGTCATATCAATCCGGCGGTCATCCGACCATGCGACAGTCAACCACCGGTTAGCGGCCCACGCGACAGGCAGCGGATTTTAAACCAGATTTTCTAAACATTTAAAATTCCAACGCAATGGCTAGCAATTTAGTCTCGACCGTACTACTCAACTACGTATCGCAATATGAAGGCCGCCTCGACAAGCAGGAGCAGCGCCCTTCGATCTACGGTGCCTTGAACATGTTCCAGGCCCAGACCGCCGACCCGACGTCCATCTTGGATGATCAGACCAAGCGCGGTATCGACACACGTTTCAACACCAGCGTCATCGTGCCAGTGGTGAACTACAAGAACATCACGATCGGCAACGTGCGCTCTTGTAACCTCCAGAGCGAGGGCATCACATCCGCTGAGGTGACCTTGACCGCCACCACGTATGTGGGCGGGTTCATCGCGTATCCCCAGCAGCATTACGAGAACTACATCTCATACCAGGCGGCCATCAACAAACTGATCGAGGCCACCTTGCAGAAATTCGCATCGACAATCGACACGGCAGCGGTGAACAAACTGGATGCCGTCAAGAACACCTATTTCCCTTCGAGCATCACGGCCTTCTATCCCGTTGTCGGCAATGCATTGCAGGTGCCGCAGGCGGAGAAAAATGACTTCTACAACAACTTCGGATCCATCTTCACCACGATGGACTTCCCCGGCAACATCGACGTGAACACGAACCCCATCGGAATGGGACCTGTCCGTCGCATCGCAGCGCAAGGGATGGGCAACGCGGTGAACGAGGGGTTCCAGTTGCTCGGCTACCAATGGTATCCAAGCAACCGCGTGACCAACGGGGGCGCCGGCATCGAATCGACCTTGTACGGTGTTGCACCGGGCAACGTGGCGATCTACTCACGGGTGGATCCCGATTCACGCGCGGGCACACGCATCCATGAGAGCAAGTACTGGGACATCTTCCCCAATGCACCATATTTGAACATGGACCTCGGCGTTTACTATCAAGCGGATTGCGCCGATGCATCGCTGATCCAGGCAAGCGGCCTGGCCAACAGCACCAACACCAAGCTGGAGTCTTGGCAGTTCAGTGTCGATGTGTTCTATCTTGCCGCCTATAACTCGGCAGCGGGATCACGCTTCGACCCGATCGTCAAGGCCGAGATCCTGGCTTAAAGACCTGTGGGGGTTTGGAACAAGGCCTCGCCTTCGGGCGGGGCTTTTTTTTATTATAGCGACCTGAAGATGTGCTTGATCATGTCGAGCTGCCAGCCGTTGCCTAATGATTT